TTTCTCGTGATGGACGAGTACGCAGACATGAAGCCTGACGTATGGGAGCAGATACTCCGTCCAGCACTGGCAGACCAAAAGGGTTCTGCGATGTTTATAGGTACGCCTATGGGACGTAATCATTTTTATGAATTGTATAAATTTGCAGAGCTAGGTGACGATGAGACTTACAGGGGCTGGCATTTCACCAGCTACGATAACCCAATCTTGGACGCATCTGAAATCGACTTGGCAAAAAAATCAATGTCGAGTTATGCCTTTAGACAAGAGTTCATGGCCTCATTTGAAGCCAGAGGCTCAGAAATGTTTAAAGAAGATTGGATACAGTTTGGAGAAGAACCAGAAGAAGGTGATTACTACATAGCTATTGACCTTGCTGGTTTTGAAGAAGTAAACAAGAAACGGACAAAGAACTCTAAACTTGATGAAACCGCAATCGCTGTTGTTAAAGCTGGGCCTAATGGTTGGTACGTTGATAATATTATACACGGGCGGTGGGGCTTTGATGAGACTGCCACCAAGATATTTCAGGCCGTTAGAGACTACAGACCCGTTAGTGTTGGTATTGAAAAGGGAGTTTTAAGGCAAGCTATCATGAGTCCTTTAACTAACCTAATGAAACAATACGGAAGATTTTTTAGAGTTGAAGAACTATCTCACGGTAACAAGAAAAAAACTGACAGAGTTATGTACGCATTACAAGGAAGATTTGAAAACGCTCAAATTAGTTTAAACAAAGGTTCATGGAATAATAAATTCTTAGACCAGTTGTTTCAGTTTCCTGATGTATTAACTCATGATGATTTGGTTGACGCACTAGCATACGTAGATCAGTTAGCCAAAGTAGCGTACCATTATGATTTTGAAATAGATGATCACGAAATACTAGACGTAATAGCAGGATACTAAAGTGAACTATAAAGTTTTTAGACCGTTTAACACCTATGGCATCTACGCTATCTCTGCCGTAGTATTTTTTACACTGGGTTACAGCGTAGCAATAATTTAAGGAAAGTACTATGGCAGAAGAAATATTAAACCCAGATCCTTTAATGATTCAAGAATCACTTGAAGAATGGGTAATAACTAAATGTGAAGATTGGCGTGATTATTACGAGTCAAACTATGAAGGAAAGTTTGAAGAATATTATAGACTTTGGCGTGGACAATGGGATCCAGCAGATTCAGAACGAGGATCAGAACGTTCTAGAATTATAGCTCCTGCATTGCAACAAGCCGTAGAGTCTAACGTAGCAGAACTAGAAGAAGCCACGTTTGGTAGAGGTAAATGGTTTGATATTTCTGATGATGTTAATGACAAAGACCGTCAAGACGTACAGTATCTGCGTAATAAACTAACCGAAGATTTTGAAAAATGTAAAGTACGTAAGGCTGTTGCAGAGTGTTTAATTAACTCTGCTGTATTTGGTACAGGTATAGGAGAAATTATTCTTGAAGAGATTAAAGAAATGGCTCCAGCGTCTGAACCCATTATGGGTGGAGACTTACAAGCTGTAGGAGTTAACATTACAGATAGAGTAGTGGTTAAATTAAAACCAGTACTACCACAAAACTTTCTTATTGATCCTGTAGCTACATCTGTAGATGATGCTATGGGTGTTGCTATTGATGAGTTTGTGTCTAAGCACAGCATAGAACTATTACAAGAACAAGGAATTTATCGTGATGTATACGTTGGTTCTGCTGCTCCTGACACAGACTTAGAACCTGACCAAGATCTTACAATCTACAACGACGACAAAGTACGTTTAACAAAGTACTACGGTTTAGTACCTCGTGAGTTGCTAGAAGCCGAAGAGGTAGAAGTAGAGTCAGAGTCTATGTACGTCGAAGCCATAGTGGTTATAGCTAACGGTGGTACACTACTAAAAGCTGAAGCTAATCCGTACATGATGAATGATCGTCCTGTAGTTGCTTTTCCTTGGGATGTAGTACCCGGAAGATTTTGGGGTAGAGGAGTATGTGAAAAAGGTTATAACAGTCAGAAAGCTTTGGATACTGAGCTACGTGCACGTATTGATGCATTAAGTCTTACGATTCATCCTATGCTTGCTATTGATGCAACTAGGTTGCCTAGAGGCGCTAAACCAGAAATACGTCCGGGTAAGATGATTCTTACTAACGGAGATCCTCGTGAAGTTCTTCAACCATTTAACTTTGGACAAGTAAATCAAATTACTTTTGCACAAGCATCTGCACTACAACAAATGGTACAGCAAGCTACAGGTGCTGTTGATTCAGCAGGGATTGCTGGACAAGTTAATGGTGAAGCTACTGCTGCTGGTATTAGTATGTCTCTTGGCGCTATCATTAAACGACACAAGCGCACCCTAATTAACTTTCAACAGTCGTTCTTGTTACCGTTTGTAGCTAAAGCTGCACATAGGTACATGCAGTTTGATCCTGAAAACTATCCTGTATCTGACTACAAGTTTACTGCTACGTCTACTCTAGGCATTATCGCTAGGGAATACGAGGTAACACAGTTGGTGCAGCTTCTGCAAACTATGAAGCAAGACAGCCCAATTTACCCTGTGTTGATCCAGAGCATCATCGACAACATGAACCTGAGCAACCGTGATGAGTTGATTGCGTCTATGCAACAGGCTCAACAGCCAGATCCTCAAGCACAGCAAATGGCTCAGATGGCTCAACAGACTCAGATGGAGTTTCAGCAGAGCCAGACTTCAGCACTACAAGCACAGGCTGCTGAGTCTCAAGCTAGAGCATCTAAGTACGCTATGGAAACACAGCTGCTTCCAGAAGAGTTACAGATTGAAAAGATTGAAGCTATTACAAGAAATCTCAAGGAAGGAGACCAAGAAGATAAAGAGTTTGATCGCCGCCTAAAGGTAGCAGACGCCCTACTTAAAGAAAAACAAATAGAAGGAAAACGTCCTAATGCTAATGACACAAACAGAAATGAACCAGTTCCTCAGCCAAATCAACCAAGCATTCCAAGACCAGTTCAACAAATTGGACTCGCTGGAGAACCGGGTCAAGGCTTTGGAGGACAAAATCGATGAGCAAAAAAAAGGATCCAAAACTAACACGAGCAGGAGTAAGCGGTTACAACAAACCAAAGAGGACGCCTAGTCATCCTACTAAAAAGTTTGTGGTTGTTGCTAAAGAAGGCGACAAAACTAAACTAATTAGATTTGGCGATGCTAAAATGACAATTAAAAAAGATCAGCCTGCTCGTCGTAAATCTTTTAGGGCTAGACACAAATGTGATACTAGTCCTCCTAGTAAGTTAAGCGCACGTTACTGGTCTTGTAAAAAATGGTAAGGAGTTTTAATGAGTTCGTCAGTAGAGTCGTATGCTTTAATGGCAAAGGAAGCGCTCAGTACTTGTTTTAAATATCATAAATTTCAAAACAACAACAACGAAAATGTTTTATTAATGTTTTCAGGAGGCATGGATAGCATATCACTAGCTTGGAACTTATTACAACATACAAAACAAAACGTACACATTCACGCTATACACTTAGATAATTCTGAAAAAAGATGTAAAGCAGAAGCAAAAGCTATTTACGAAAGTATTAATTGGTTAAAAAATAACCAAAGACCTTTTGAGTTTTCTTCTTCTTTTTATGGATGGACAGAACAATATCCGGGTGGTAGAGACATGGCATTAGCTATGTTTCAAGCAGGAAGAGTAATAAACGGTATACCTAAACATTTTACGGCTGTGTATACTGGTGATTATAATACAGGAAAAGAAGAAACTGCTGAAGCCTATGGTATTTTAAACGCTACTGGAACAGGTAGATTTTTTAATCCTGTATGGGCTACACCATTTGATTTTATGACTCAAGTGTCTTTACAACGTAGCTTAGGTATTTATCATAGTATGGCAGAACCTTTACGAGATATGTATTGGTCTTGTCGTAAACCCAAAGAAACTCCAGAGGGTTTCTTAACGTGCGGTGTATGTCATGCATGTACCCGTCAATATGCAATGAAAAAGGAGATAGACAAATGCCAAAAGTAAATGGACAAAGTTATGCATATACCCCTAAAGGTAGAGCCGCTGCAGCTAAAGCTAA